GGGCCCGCGCGTATGGCGATGTTCTTAGCTCAGCTGATGCACGAGTCAGGGAACCTACGCTACGATGAGGAGATATGGGGGCCCACACCAATACAGAGGGGATACGAGGGCAGGAGAGACCTCGGTAATATAAAGGTAGGAGATGGGCGAAGATTCAGAGGTAGAGGTTTATTTCAGTTAACGGGCCGGGCCAATTACCAAAACATGGGGAATATGCTAGGGCTACCGCTAGTAGATAACCCAGAACTAGCAAGGGAGCCCGTCAACTCAGCACGCATAGCAGCGCACTACTGGAGAACACGGGGGCTAAATGAAATAGCAGACAAGAATGATATAAACGCATTCAGGCAGGTAACACGACGTATCAATGGCGGGCTGATAGGGTTATCAGATAGACTAGAGCACTGGAAGAGAATACAGGCGGTGCTGACATGATAACAGGAAGGTTCCGTATATATCCGAGTAGAGACAACTCTATGTTAGAGGAAGATGGTCACTACTATGAGGCCCGCATTCACGACACCGTGGGATCTCTACTATTATGGGGGCACCAGAAGAGAGGGGGCCATACAGTAGACTATAAAGCCATAGTAATACCAGACTATAATGTAAATGAGGATGGCTATATACATAGTAGAGTGGGATGGGTAGGGTTATGTCTCCCCTACCTAGATGCCGGTATAGTAGCGCACGAGGCTCTACACATAGCCACATCATATCTGAGACTGAAGGGTCTACTTAAACTAGGAGAAGATATAGATGATGATGAAGAGACACTAGCATATACGCTAGGTACGGTAATGAACCAGATAGGGGGGTATATACACAAGAGATACAGATAGTATTGGCAGAGGCGGCCCGCAAATTTATTGTAGTTCCAAATTTAATTAGGAGTTAATTTTATGACGTTACCTATTGTCGGCTCGAGATACGGATTCGCAACCTACGGCTGGCGTACTGCTGACGCTGGTGGAGTTCACTTCAATTTGGCTGATTTTCTTTTGTTTTTGGATGCTATTGGTATCACCTCGACTCATCGGTTTATCCAAAATAATGATCAGATTAATATTAGGTTTCCAGAGGTTGACACTGATTTAATACAATTAGGGAACGTCAATGGCAGTTTTAATGATGGCCGATATCGGGCGCAAATCCGGTTTAGCAATACTATTGGACACAACCCTTTTCTTTGGGGGTGGCTAGGCCACACTTACCAAACAAAAACTCAACTTAACGATACTAGAGCTTCAGTTCTTGGTAACTATGGTGCGGAGTCAGGATATTTTTACGCTTGTGGGGATAGCAAAGGGATCACTATGTTTGCGATTAATAATACTGGATTGAATACTTTTGGCAATAAATCTTCATTCCATTATTTCGGATACTGCGATAATCCGGCATCAGTTGCTTATTTTGGGAACAATAATTCCTATCCACTGGATTACATTGCTGCTTATCGTGGATTGGGTAGCGGATTAGGGTTCGGAAGGATGAAAGAAATGACGTTACCTGGACTATCACCACCAGGCACTGTAGCTCCTCAATCTGTATTACCGATTACTTCTATAAACTGTACTACCCCTACTCCTGGTGCCAATATTAGTGATCTTATGTTTAGAGATGACGGCGCTAGCGATTACGGTACTAATTATCCCCTAGGAAGAGCCAGACCCTTTTTAGTATTTAGTAACCAAAATCTAGCAGTGAATAGTGTAGTAAGAATTATAAATTCAGACTCACCGACACCAGAAGATCACTTTCACATAGTAGTTAGTAATGGTTCTGGTGGCGGCAGCCTGTTGATGCCAATTATTACTGAAAATTACTCTTTGCCATAAAAGTAGTAAACACCAGATTGATTGAGGGCGCAACACTTAACTGTCAATCAATACTAATTAGCCTTGAGTTAGGTCTGGCATAGGTGGCTTAAGCTTGTTAAATGCTTGTATCTTATGGACCACGCCGTGTACCGGTATGACTATGTTCTTACCTGTATTACCATTACATTTAAGGCACGCGCTACACTGAGTCTCGTTAACTGAATAGAGACAGGCCTGCTCTCCCCTAATAGGTAGCTCACCATCTATAGCAACCCGATAGGTAGCCCAGCCCATAGAGTGGGCCAGCTTTAAATCCTCACGTGACTCTACACTAGCATGGAGATAGTTGCGCCACTCAGGGTCACAATCACGCCATCGATGGGTATAACCAGTCCATCCCGGTGCCTTATTAATCAGAGGTAGCCAGGCAGAGAGGGGCACCATAGCTGGATCGCCATAGGCTCCCAGGCGTAGGGGGAATGGTAGCGTAGTGTTCTTCCAGGTATCGAGATCACCACGTTCCCACATACGCCATAGGTTATTAGAGGCCCGCGGATCCACATAACACACCCGTTTCCGCAGGGGACAATCACCGCATATACTACTATCAGCACCAGACTGTATATTAGATATAGGCGAGCCCTCCTGACGCAGAATATATGTTTGTATCATAAAGCCCGTCTTACGATTCATGCTGGGGCGCTGGAATCCACTGGCGAGAACTACTATAGGTTGACTGTCCCAGAGAGAAAGGCCACTCCATATCACGAGGGTACTACTTTTATACATAGAATATAGTCTAGAATGGATTGAGGTATGGTATTATCATTGAAAAATATGCACACACAACTCGAAGACTGTGCTAGTCAACTACTAGTAGCAGCAGTAATCAAGAGAGATGAGGCAGCCACTGAGGCTATTCTAGATGTCATCGCCCTATTATTCACTGAGGCCGAGCAGGTAGAAGCAGCTCATATGGCTTACAATAGCCTAGATGAGAGTGGATGTGACTGGCTTCAGGAGCAGATAGAATTGCTAGACTGCCCCTCAGCCGAGGTTAATCAGGAGGACTTGATGCAAGCACTAAGAGACGAGGGTATCTTTGTAACAGAGCAGGCCCTAGAACACACGTACGGTAAGTCGGAGCATGATGGTGAAACTAATACGATTCTTAAGTAGTTTACTAGCTCTAGCACGCCTACTGAGTCGGGCTCATCTTACATGGGCCGGCCCGTATCTCACAGTAGACTACGAGGGAGTGATAATCCGTGTAGGTCAGGGGGAGTTGAGTATAGATACCAGTAATCATATGATGATTAATTGCAATCACAAGGAGGATAGTAGACCAGATGTTTCCAGCGTGCAGAATAGGAGATATGGTGAGGAGTATATGCCCCAGGATACCCGACGGGCCCTTCTACACAGGTAGTCCTGATACTATGATTAATGGTAGACCCGCCATACGAATAGGAGACAACTCAGTGCCGGGCCCTGCTATCACTGGTAGCCCGCGCACACTTATTAATGGCATACCCGCCGTGAGTATTATAGATCAGGTCTTCTGTGGCGTTATAATAACAGGTAGTGAGGACACCTTCATAAACTAATGCTTACATTTAATAGAGATCCACAGCCTGCCACCATAAGCGCACCCCCCACTACTACTAATGCCGTCATACAGCAGTTCAATAGTGAATTGGAGGAGGAATGGGTAGTAGGAGAGCAGCAGGTTACCACACAGGGGGCCCGCGTGTATAGTCGACGATATCACGAGATACGCTTCAACGAGACAGATCTCGTACGATTAGATATGGTCAGCCTGGGTCGATATTCTCGTGTCTATGAGGCAGATCACTACTATAGACTCATACGCCCCTTCTACGAGGACGTATACTATGGCTCAGTGTCTAATCCCTATAATATGGGCCCGCCCAGTGATAGTGATTTCCTGCAGTGGCAGAAGCGTATTAATACGTATAGGCAGGAGAAGCACTATAGACCTAAGCGTGTGAATACGCTGGTATGGCAGCGCCCCGATGATTGGCCATCGCTAGGACAAGAGCAGGGTACCTTTCCTCCTACACCCTATGTACTACCTCTAGTCAATGTAGGTAAGAGGGTGGCCGCCCGTGTAGTCGTAGACCCCCCCGTATCTCACACGGTAGAGATACTACAGACTCTTGATGGGCCGGCCCAGGTAGTCAGTGGTATATTCTTATTGCAGTGGCCTATTATACGTATTAAACTACTAGAATTATTACTAGGGGCCCCCTCTACCGTAACCGTGGAGTTTTGGGGAGAGTATCTATTCTCTCGCTTCAGTCCCGAGATAAATCACTCAGGAGAGAGCGATATACTACAGCACCCTGTAGGCTCTAGTCTAGCGACCAGATTATTACCCCCCAATAGGAGTGGTATGCCGCAGAACTTCTGGAATAACGGTGGGGATACAGCCCCATTAGTAGATAATTATTGGGCTCGCCAGGGAAATGGATCATGGACAAGCTAACACTACTAGATAAGCTAGCGCCACTAGATAAGGTGAAGTTAGAGGAGCTGGAGCCAGAGGACATACACCAGCTCCTACGCTTATATTACTTAGATACACCAGCTGATATAGATATCCTTAGGATTAGAATAAGTAAGAGATTACTACGCGGAGTTAACCGTACCTATCTTCAGCACCTTAAGCTACTATATGTTTACTTAGGACACTACCTTAAGAAATCAGGAGTTATACGTTGATTTATATATCAATTACATTCTCACAGCATCAGTCCCTTGATTGGTCACATACAGTAGGAGAGGATGCCTTTGGCTGGCTACAGACAGCGGGGGAGGACAATATTATAGTAGAGAAGTTAGAACCATACGAGGCAGTACTAGCTATAGAAGATGATATAGCGGATAATATAGGATATATATGCGCCATGCTAATAGAGCACG